CGCGCGCGGCGTCTACCGCCCCGACGCCTTGCATTGTCTGCGCCTGCCCGAGCTGAGCCGCAGCCATGTCGGCCGGGTTGAAGCTGGTGAGACCTTGCTGCACGCCTATCGCCTGATCGTAAGTCTGGCCGCCCATGTTGAGGTTGCCAAAGCCAGACATTGCCTGCTCTTGCAGCGGCGTCATGCCGGCGATCATCTCGCCTTCGTATGGCGTGTATTCTTGATCTGCGATTTCAATGCCGCGCGGCAAGATGTTTTCGCGGATGAAATCTTCTTGCCATTGAGGCATTTTAGTTGTTTGCGTCTTAGTCGAACTCATCAGCTCAGCTCCATCTCATAATGCCTGCGCGTTTCACGGAAGGAAGCCGCTTCTGCGTATTTCGCAAACCCCTTGCGACCGTCAGTTTCAATCGCGTCCATTTTAGCTTCTTTCGCTATTTTTGTCAAAGTGGCCAGCGCCTCGCCGGCCCAGAGGTGCATGTCCTCTCCGCCCATCCACTCAATCTTCAGATTGCGCCGCAACGGGTGGTGCAGAATACAGGTCACGACTGACGCCATTGGTGTGCCGTCGACGTAAACCATCCATAATAGTGACATGCCATCATATAGATCTTGGATGATGTGATCGGCGCTTACGTTATCCTGTCGCGCGGTGGACATCGCTATGAAGCGGCGCGCGTCGTCGATCACCGATGGAAGGTTCTCCGGCAAAACGGCGAACATTTCCACCTTGGGGTCTTGCTGCGGCTCGAAACTGACCTTTATGACGTTTTCACTGGTCATCCGTGCAACCTCGTAATTGACAGCGTTGACGCCGGAATATTTGGTACAGGGGACGCTGCTGCTGTGGCGTTTAGGAAGCCAGCAGTGCTGTCCACCATCCAGTTGACCTCAAGGTAATCATTGGCTGCGACTGTAAATATTTGCGTCCTAGACGTAATTAAAGTTGCGTTATTTTGGTGCAATGCAGTCGTCATCGCGCTGTTGTTGATGTCTGTACCGTTAACGCTTGGCCAAAAGTAGAAGTGAACTGTGCTTGCGGATGTAGATGAAATCTGCGCCGAGAAAGATATAACGTACTCCCCAGCTTCCTCAAACACAATTCTAGTTGCTGGCGATCCCAGAGTTATGCCGCTATTTGATGCTTCAGCTGTGTAGGTTAATTTGTATTCTGTGTTTGCGCTTGCCGCCGTTACGTCTGCGGCAATGTAAAAGTCGCCGTGGCCGTCCTCAAGCACAACCTGACGCCACTCACCGTTCTTTGAGACCACCGGGTAGCCGTTCACGTTGTCCCATAGCATCACGCCATTTTCGGACGCCGATGAATAAGTCTCCTTGAAGCCGAGCTGGTCCAGAGCGCGCCCAAGGTAGCGCCGCAGGTTCTCGGCCCACTGGCTCAAGTCCATAGTAATAGGTGGCAGCATCCGGCTCATCTTTTGCCGCCGGGGGCAGCGTCAAGCCGCATAATGCCGACGCGCCAATCCGAAGAAGCGTCTCCCGTCACACGCATTCTAATCTGGCGCCCAGTGAACCGAAGGCTTGTTGGGTTAGCCATGTTAAACGGGCCGTAATCACGCTCAGTGTCGGTCGGGTAGAAGCGCGTTTTGAATGTGGCGTTCACGTCGCCCAGCGTCTTCTCGTCTGGGATCATGCCGCGCACCGCCATGACCTGCTCACCGACGCCAATGGAGATCGGCCCAGTTTCAGCAAACGGAGTTTGGGTGCCGTAGTTAAATCCAACCTCCTGCTCGTACAGGGTGCCATCCGCAGCAATCCAAAACGGCTGACGGAATACGCCGCGGTCCACGCCGGCGGTGCGGTCCATGTCGCCAGTAGTCCATATCTTTTCTGCGTAGTCAAAGCACACATACTTGTCGCATTCAGTGCTGCCGCCGCTGGGGTAGAACCACCATATTTCGTTGAAGCGGCTATTTACCACGGCGTGAACTTTCGACTTCTGGTCGCTGTTTATGTCGCTGAATACATAATCTGCAACGTCGCAGTTCAGAGACTGCACCGCGCCGCCGGAATATACAAAGAACGACCGCTGGCCCATCCACACAACGCCCTCGTCAATTGACGCCGCGGCGTTGGCGGCTACAAGGCCACATGATGTTCCGACCCGCTCAAAGCCGTACACAAAAGGAGGGCCGCTGTATGTGGCTGTGTGAGCGTCTTGATCGGTGAGGATCAGAGACTGTCCGCGTGTGCGCAGCCCATTTAGGATTACGCCGTTAGTTTGGATTTGGATGTCGCCAGCCTCGTTTGTATTGGCCGCCGTCCATGTGTTGTTGTCTTCGCGATCAGACCACGCAACCTTCCGAGGGTCGCCGCCAGCGCCAAACGCAAAAACAAAGCGCTCTTCCGTGACCATCATGCTCGAGCATCCGGTGGGCGCATTCGATAGAACCGCCGCCGGGGTGCTGCTGTTGAGCGTCCACTGGTAAATCTTTCCGTCGTCAGCGGTACAGCCTAGAAGGTACTCGCCCCAGTTTTCGAGGCTCCACGTTGTAGCCCGCAAGATGCTTCCAGTGTCCTCAGACGGCAGGCCGTATTGCCCGCTTCCAAACGTACTGGCGCTGTATCCCGTAAACGCAGTTGCGTCCACGCGACCAGCTGTGAAGCCAGACGGGGTGATGTCGCTGATAGTGTTACTGGAGTTCATCGCGTACAGCTTGTTGTGCGTGCCAAAAGCCACGCGGCGACTATTGGAATTATCCTCCCACGCAATCATTGTGCGCGCCACGCCATTCAGATCGACAGAGCCACGCTGACGCCAGCCGCCAACGGGGCGCAAAGCGCCCTCGTGCCAGCGAATTAGATTTGCGTCACGCCACCGACCCTGAGACTGGTATTCAGTGCCGTTTCTATACTGACCAGCTGGGAGTTTTAGAGGAATTAACGGCATGTGCCTTCTCCTCTTTTAAGGTTTTGCAGGCCAATCCGCGGATGCCAGATTAGGCCAGTTGGAGTGATCTGTAATGTCACGCAAAGCCTGACGATACGTTGTCATAGCAGCGTCCATTGTCACATCAGTCAATGCAAAGTAATCAGTATCAGCCAGCAAGTTATCACGCTTACTGCGATTAGATGCAGCAGCCTCATCGTCCCACGCCTGTGTCTCCTCAGCAGTCTTGCTTGATGTAGTCCAGCCAAGGGTCCACGCACCGTCGACCAAAGAGGGTGTACTTGCTTGCTCTGCCTTCTGAACACGGTCATCAATACTAGGCATATCAACAAACGTCACTGGAAGTATGCCATAGCTCTCAAGCATAGCATTGGGTATCTGCTTGGGGAAGGAGGTGTTAGGGTTGTCACGGCGCAGTTGCCCTACGTTGTAGGGATATGTGTCTACACTACCGCTTGTGATTTTAACGTGCATTTTGGGTCTCCTTTAGAGTGAAACGGGGCTTGTATATTGCACTTGTGGGGCAGTGCTGACCGCAAGGCTGGGGGAGGAGTCAATGTTGATGCTGGGGGTGACTGTGCTGAAACCATTATTGCCAACAGACAGCGTTATATTTGATAGCGTCAATCCTGTGTAATTCTGATATGTGTAGTCTCCAAATGTTCCTAAACCACTTCCGTCTCCACGAACTTTGGTGACATGGATACCGCTCTGCCCATAAGCGTTGGTATCACCAGAAAATATAATGTCATCGTTTGCGGTTGTATTAATACTCAGCGCCCGAAAGTTCTTTGCTCCATTAAAAGCCCTAAGCTCTCTTTGGAAGACGATGCTGCCGCTGCTATCAATCTTAACAAAAATAGCAGTCCCGTCATAGATAGTAGCAATAATATCCCCATTGCTATCAATCGTAAAATCTCTGGCGGTGACACCAGAACCGAAATATCTAGTCCATTGTGGTGACAGAGAGTTATTAAACTTAGCCAAATAGAACCCGCTGCTAAAACCACCACCTCCTTGACTACGCCACATTGCATATACATTGCCACTAGGGTCTATCTGAACACGAGTAGGGAAGTCACCATAAGCTGCCCCAAACGTAATTTGACCTGTGTGGGTTCCAGATGAATTAAACTTGTCCAAAGAAAACTGAGCTTCTCCACTAATATTAACACCACCAGTGAAGGAATAACCTCGGCTTCCTGTAAATATATTACCGCTACTGTCTACGGCCACAGTCCCAATTTCCCAATCGGTAGTGCCGTTTCTGAATAGTTTTACGAAACTCCTACTGCCCGAACTTGTATATTTACCAATCCAGCCGTTATCGTACGAACTACCTGTGTTGCGACTGGCCCCCGCTTGGATTAAATCGGTCCCAGATACCGCTGAACAAAGAGGTCTATGCCCACCGCCACTAGCTTCCTCTATTATTTGCCAAACCACGGTTCCAGATGCGTTTATTTTTAATAAGATGGTATGTATTTTTCCGTTGCTGTCGTTGTTGTAGACTGTGTTGTAAAAAAACTCGCCTTCAGAAACTATACCAAATGGATCAGTGTCCAGAATACCGCTTGGGTTTTCGTCCAACTGTAAACTTTGTGTAACCTCTCCGCTTGGGTTCAGCATGGTTAGTAAAACCCGAGTGTTGTTATTCGCAGAAAGTCTATTTTGAGCCGCAATAATACCATTGCTGTTTTCAACTATGCCCTGCCTATACAGCTCAAGGGGATATATTTGCCAACTTCCACTGTTGCTATATGTAGTGCTTGTAAAGTAAGCCTCGCCGCCAGAACCCGCAGCGCCAAGCATTGAAAGTTTACTAATCACACTCATGCTAATGCAGCCCCAGCTTGGAAGCCGTACCATGTAGTACCGCCATCGTGAGTGATAAACACAAGCACGTTAGTCTCACCAGAGGCGGGTGCGTCAGGTGCAGTACCGCCAGCCCAATCAACAGAGCCAGGCCATGTCAATGTATGTGTGCCGCCAGCCGTGACCTTGAGTGTGAAGCCATAAGCAGTACCGCTTGCGGGCGGGTTGGTAAATGTGAATGTGGTATTGCCTGACGTGCTGAGAGAGAACACGTTGCCACTCTCGCAGTTGACCGCTGGTGATGTGCCAGACAAGGCCGCGTATGTCTCGTTGTAGCTATCAACCAATAACTCGCCCGTAATGTCTACGTCACCAGTGTAGGTTGCTCCGACTTTTGCGTTAAGCTGCGTTTGAATTGCAGACGTTACACCGTCTAAATAGCCAATCTCTACGTCGGACACGTTTGCCACGACCGCTTGCTTTGCGTTTAGCTGGGTCTGAATTGCGCTAGTCACGCCATCAACATAGCCGATTTCGGTTGCCGTCAAAGATGCCGGAATACCGTCTAACACGTTTAACTCTGCTGTCGTAACAGTCGCGCCGTCAAGAATTTCAAACTCGGTATTTGTTACGCCGCCGAGAAGCGTGTCTAGCGCACTCCAGTTTGCGTTGAGCTTGGTTCCCCAAGTATCCTCGGATGCGCCGACTTCCGGCTGGACCCAGCCATAGTTTGTTGTAGTTCCATCAGCCATTACGCGGCCCTCTCTAAGTAATCTGCCTCTGTCCAGCTTGTTGTCGGCTCTGCTGC